CGTGTATAACTGCTGGTATTTTTTCTTTTACGCCAGGCTGACAATTGACAGCATACATCATACTAGGTGAATCTTCCATCCCACGTAAATCAAACCAATCATGTACATCATCCTGTAATACAGTTGCAGCAAACGGTCTAAAATATTCACGCTTCTTAACCAAGTTAACAAAATCTTTGCCGTTTGGATCTGTTGGGTCATACATTAAAGAACGATTACCTAATGCACGAGGACCGCTTTCTCCTCTTTCTTGATATAGTGCTACAATATTTTTGTTTCTAATAGTATCTATAACTTGTTTATAATCTACATCTGTTGTTACATTACCATTGTATTTCTTTGCAGTTTCTCTAATTATATCTTCAGTAATATTTTGTACTGGTCCTAAAAATAAGTTTTCATCTTTAGTTCTTAATTTGTTATCTTGAGATGTAAGATAATAATGATAAAATGCTGCGCCCATTGCAGTACCTGCATCATTGCTAACAGGTTCTACATATATTTTTACACCTTCTGGTAAATGTTTTAAAAAGAAATAATTAGCAACACAATTTAAAGCATAGCCGCCGCTGATAACAATATTTTTATTACCAGTGCGTTCAATTGATTTTAATATTAAATCAAGTACTAGTTGTTGAGATTCTACTTGAACATTATATGCCATGTTTCTGCGTGATGGAAGTAGTGTAACATCTTCTCTGTCAGATTTTCTAAGCAGTTCTTGAATTCTGTCTTGTTCATCTTGGTTGTCTGGATCTTTAGCAGATCGAATTATATCACTCGGATCATATATTCTATCTCTAATCTCTGGAAATTCAGATTCATCTACCCATGCTCCATTAGGATATGTACAAGTAAATAAATCTTTGTTGCCACCAAAAGCATTAGTGTAAATCTTAGGTGCTTTGTTTGGTTCACCATATGGAAATAGTCCCATTGTTTTACCGGCTTCAATTGAATCGAATCCGCAAAATCTAGTTACTGCTTCGTATGCTTTAACAATACCTGCTTTATCGTTTATCATTACTTCTGTAGCACTACCGTCGGCATTATAGTGCTCAGTTCTCCAAGGCCCGTTTCCTCCAAAATGCTTATAAATTTCTGTAAACGTTGCAGGATATGCGCAATCGTATATACTTTCAACCTCAAACATAGTTTGTCCATCTGGTCGTTCTACAAATGTTCCTGCTCCATCAACAATTATAGCACTTGCCTTTTCAAATCCTGATCTATAAAATGCTAGTGCAGCATGACTTCTGTGATGTTGCGCATGATATTTAACAACCTGTGTTTCAGGGTCTTCAATTAATCTTAATTTTCTAGCAAGTGCAGTATATACATCTTGACGGACGTAATCGTTTAGAGGTTCGTCTGCGTCTTGCGTATGAGATATTGCAAGATAATCAATCTTATCTGTATAATCTAAAATTTTAATCATACTTGCAAGAGGTCCTCCGTCGTATTTGTAACGGGATAATCTTTCTTCTTCAATTGCAAATACAATTTCGCCGTCTTTTAAAAGACAAACACCTGCATTGTGCCCTCTAGCAATTCCTGCAATGTAGCCTGTTTTTCTCATTATTGTTTTCCTAAAGTATCTTTAATTTGTTTTACAATTTTTTTCTTAGTGTCTGAGCTCAGTTTCATTAAGTTTTCATTCTGTCTATCAATCCTAATATCTATTGCTACTCTTAAAGGAGAATATTTTCTTTCACCTATTCCGTTGTCTATAATTTTTAGTGTAGTGCTTTCCGGATAGGAAATGTTTTCAGGAAATGTACTACCTATAACTACTGTGCCAGGTTTTTTAAGAGCGTGAACAACATGTTGTCCTACTGAATCACAACCTAAGAAATAATCCGCAGCATTGATAATTGCAGTCCATTGTAATAAACTTACTTCTTCTGGAAACATTACATTAAGATTTTTATCAGTTGGTATTTTCATAGAGCTCATTAGTATGACAGCATAATCTTTATTCAATTCTTCAAGTAAGTCTATAATATCATCTACTTCAAACGACCTGCCGCTTTCATCAACAATTACACCGCCATGTATTGTAGCAGTAGATCCAAATGGTTGAAATATTATAACTTTATCTTTTTTGAAATGTCTTTTTGCTTCTGCTACTAGCTCTTCTCCTGTTGCAATATCTTTTTTTCCTACAAAGAGTTCGTTATATTCTTTTGTTTCTGGAATTGTTTCAGGTGGATAATCATAGTTAATCAACATGTCAAAGGATTGAACTAGATTGGCTCGTTGAGTAAAATACGCATTAAGTTTGTAAGGTTCAGGTGTAATGATTTCTCTATCTTTCAATTTGTCAAAAAGATTAGGATCATTAGCAGGAAAGGTATTGTTTACTAATATTTTGCTAGTAAGATATAAATCAATCCAACCTTCTACAATAATAGGTGCTGTTGGATCTATATTTTTTAAATGATATTCTAGTGCTGGAATCGCACAAAGAACGCGACCTGCGCCACCGTTAATAAAGAATGCTTTTTTCATTAATATTATAACCTTTGCTAAATGCTGTAGTTATAATATTTATTTTATAGATTTATGCTAAGGTAGTAATGTGAATAGTTTAATTTACACCGTTTGGAAGCATGCTAATAGCATCATCATCGTCACTAGTTCTTTCAGCGATCATTGTAACTCTAACATTTTCATCATTAAAGTTTGGATCAGGAGCATCGTCAGGTGCTAATGGAAATCTTACCAAATTTCCAGGAACTCCATCCCACGTTACTGGCATATCTCTTAGTTTTTGTCTATATTCTCGCCATTGAGTTTTTAATGAGTCTGGCATATCTTCTGCTAGTTTGCCATCGGTGTTTGCTAATCGCAGATTTCTTTCTTGTCTTAAGAAATCCCAACCTTCAACATAGGCTGCTCTATCCATCGGTGCCCATTCTAAAGGTTTTTTATAATCATCGTATAATGCATATTCGTTATAAACTTCACAAATGTGTGTAGGATCAGGAATGATAGCGTTTGGTTGATCACTAGGACCAACTGCTACTTCGTATACTTTTGGTTCTTCTATACCGCCCCACAATAAAGCAATTTTAATTGTGTTAACATCAGTATCTGCCTTTAATATTTCTCTTCTTAGGTTTTGTGGAAGTGGACAATCAGGCTCTTCTTCATGTGAATGACACTGTTCTAAGTATCCTGTTTCTTTATCAATCCATAGTACGATCTCTGCCGGACCGTTATAATGCATAGTACTAGTTTTACCCAGATCAGTTGTTGATGAATACATAGTATCTGGTAAACTGTAAGTTAGTGTTTTTTGTATATTTGCCATGTTTAATCCTTAACTGTATGTTACTCTTACTAATCCGCCTGCACCGAATGATCCCCAACAAGCATTACTTGAACCAGTACCGTGTCCTGCTCCACCACCGCCTGGAAATGCTGCGTGTGCTGAACAACAAGCCAAGTTACCTGTACACCAGTGTTTGCCGCCTACTCCGTGTGGTGCTGCAAATGGTCCTGAAGGGCCGCCTGCTACCGAGAAGTAATCAGCACAACAGTTGTACTGTCTGTTCATTGAACCTGCTGTTCCTCTAAATGACATATCAGCGCCATAAGTTGCTTCGTTACATGCATTTGCTTGCCAACTACTGTTATATAAACCTCTGTTACACTGAACGTTACCAATATGACAGTTATAACAGTTTGAAGATTTATCCCAAACTGTAGGACCGCCCATGCCGCCTGTTGCACAGAAATTACTTAAACCTGTACCATTAACATAACTTCTGCAACCATGACGGTTGTTTACGTTACATCTACAACAACAACTACATGCTGAAGATCCAGCAGCACAAATTGTGTATGATGTGCCATCGCTAAATCCGTGTACTGATTTTTGTAGTGTTTTTACAGCGTAGTTTCCGCCCTGTCCACCAATTCCGTTATCATAGTCACCACCTGATGAGCCACCTGGGCCTCCACCTGATAGTATTTCAAATTTAATTGATGTAGTTCCTGCTGGTACAGACCAACTACAACATCTTCCGCCATTACATGGTGTCCACCAATCGCCGTCATATACATAAAATTCGTAACCTTCGGCAATTTTACATTGATGTTGATTGTTTGAATAAACTATACCTTTGTCTGATAATTGTACTGGCATTATGCGTCTCCTCG